AAAAAAAAGGTAAATAAAAGGGGTATTGTAGGAGCAGCAAAACTTATTCCAAGTTTCGGTTCAAAACATTATAAGGTTTTTCCTCAACATCTTGCCGGCATGATCGGTTTACCTTCAGTTGGTAATATTTGGTATGTAGACCCAGGTAAAACTAGTGGTGTTAGCGGAGGTGGCACTACGAGAGAAGATGCTTTTATCACTGTTCTAGAGGCTTTCAATGCAGCCACAGCAGATCAAGATGATGTGATTTTAATTACGCCATCAAGTTCTACTGGTGGAACATCTGAGGCCGCATCTATCAACTGGAGTAAGAGACGCACCTGCTGTAATAGCCCCTGTAGCCGTTCCGAGATTAATAGCTGCACCAGCTCCGCTAAACGCTCCTGATAGAACACTCTGTACCTTAGATGGCTTACCTGTATCTACAACGGCGCCTGATATAGCACTTAGAACATTGCCGCCTCTCTGGAATAACTCCAGGTCCCAGTTGGCAGATTTGAAATCATACTCCATATTGCGATCCATCTCTTCATCTAGTATAATCGCCTTAGTCCGCAATAGAGTATTACGTGCATCTAATGCTACATGCTCTGCGTTGAGATCCGACGAGCGCATTCTAGATACTAACTCATTACCTGCCTGTACAAAACTGTTCTTCATTCCTTGTTCTTGTATGCGAGTCTGTACAGTCTGTCCTGCCTGAGCCTGTACCATCTGCGCTACTGATTTGGCAAGTAACTCAAAGCTGCCAGTAAAGGCATTTGTCTCAGTTGAGACCTGCTGTGCATAATACCTAGCACGGTCATTAATAATCATCTCAACCATCCGCATGGTATCTGAGCTCATATCAGAATAGGCACCGACCATAGCAGTTTGGCCTTGGATAAGCCCTTGATATGAACCGAGGAAGTCCTTAAACACATCGGTACCTACACGAGTACGGGACTCTTGACTAACCGTAAATCCTGTCTTAGCAAGGTCAATAAAGGAAGCTACCTGCGCTCTCAATGATTCACCATAAGCACTCATCTGTATCTGAGTAAAGTCTGAACCGGATGCTAAGCCTGCCTGATAGGTAGAGCCATGTGCAGAAAATGCCTGTCCCATTGTATTAGTATAGGCCTGCATGAACTGTCCCATTACGTTTGTATAGAGACTTACAGTATCCGAGTTCTTATATACATCAACAAAGGTGCTGATTTCCCTAAAGTACGATTCAACGTAAGATGCTAATGATCCTCTAAAAGCATCGGAGTAAACAGGAACAAGTAACTGATATAATTGAAGTTCCAAGTTAGCCCTATAAGCTCCAATATTCTTAGTCCGATCAGATTCTATCATAGCCATACCCATGATAAAGGCTGAGCTATTCACAGCATTGGCATTAGCCATTCCTCCAGCAAACCTTGCGACTCCCCTTAGATGCTCTCCCAATGTATCGTCCTCAAACGATCTGACCGCATCATTTAGGGATATGCCATCAATCGCCGCTTTTGACGCCGTAACCGCATCAGACACGGCCTGGCGGGCAATAAACGCTATTGTATTGGATGCATCCGTCATAAGTGCAGATGTCTTCGGATCAATCGAATCCATGACAGAGGCCATAGATGTCTTAGCAGCGGTTCGTAATGAGGCCTCTACATTACCTGTTAATGTTAGAGCCGCAGATCCTAAGTCCTCTCCACGAGCCTTAACAGCGCCTCCTACCAGAGATTCAATAGTCGATAATAGAGACTGTGTAACTGCAGTAGCATCTGATCCTACCTGTGTTTGCAGATCGTTATAGAGGTTCCTAGCTATTGCCAGTGAGGTAACTATATTCTCAGAATCGTCCTCCGCCACAGCAGACATTGCAGGGATTAGAGTCTCAGCATCTGCAGCCGCTTGAATACCATACTGCGATAGATTCGATCTAATTCCTGCATCTGTCCCAGCCAGCTGTAAGGCTCCTTCAATTGCCTTTGTTATAGCCGATGATATAATCGCGTTAGATTTAGTCTCTGCATTAGCAGCTGATACATCAAATGCTGTGCGAGAGTTTGCCACGCCTTGATCTGTTTGACTATAGACAGAAGCCATAGTAGCAAGTTGAGCTTGCACTTTAGTCATGGCAGCATCTACACTATCGTCTGCCGAGACACCAGCATTTTGGAATATAGTACTGGCTATTAGTCTAGCATCCGCCTGGGCCTGTGTAAAGGCTGACCCTGTACCTTGCAAGGCACGAGTAGTAGCTGCATCTATCAACGCTGCGTAAATAGCATCCACGTCTAACTCAGATACTTGTCCGTCTTGCTCTCCTTGTACAGCCGCTAGAATAGTAGCCCAGTCTGTTGTATGAGCTAGTGCATCAATCGCAGTCTCGAAAGCATCTCGCCTGGTTTCTATATCAGTAATATCATCATCAAGATTAGGGGCAGACACTCCCTCATAAGGATTACCTCCAGCCTCAGTCAGGCCCTTCTCTACTAGAAATCTACCAACAGAAGGGTTATCTGCATATGTAGTAGAATTCCAATCAAAACCAGCTGCAGCTGCAGCATCAACCCAGTCCTTAGCTCCTGATGTTTGTGCTATTAACATAAGCCCATGAAGATCTTCCAAGTAATCAGGTATTCCTTCAGCAGCCGATCTCATTGTAGCTCCACCGCCACTAGCAGACATTATACCTCCCAGCTAAGAAGCGTAGTAGATATATCTCCATCTAGCTTCTTGGCAACGTCTAAGATCCTAGGTATCTGTGTATAAGCTATTAATCTATGACACTTGTTCTTTGCTGCAAACTGCTTAAGTACCTGTATACCCTCTGCATATACCTCATCTACCAGATGTGAATAAGCAGAGAAACTAAATATTACAAGGTTCTTTGTCTTGGTAGCATACTCTGTCGAAAACGCTGTAAGGATCATACATACAGGATCAGGAGGGTCTTTGTCCTTATCCAGACCTACCCAGCATTGGGTATCACCTTTAATCAAACCATCAAGGATGTTGCTCATAGCCTTATCATTAAACTCCATGTGGATAGGCAGTGAATAACGTACATGAGCCTTAACATCTTCCCAATATGTAGATACTTGCTTATCTGTTAGCCTGATCAACATTGGTTCCTCTCACTGTTCTGCGGCCACCAGGCTGCCAATGGATTGTAGCTTCATCGAGTTCAAATGCAGTGTCTACAGTACTCTTTATAACGAGTCGAAACTCAAGAGCCGTAACTTGTATTCTTGCAAAGCCTTCAGGATTCACAGTCTTAAAGGTAGACCTTACCCAAGCAGCCGAGGTAGTATAGCGATAGTCAACTGCAACAGATAGTATAACATCTGCGCCTACCCTTGCACCGAGTTCAAAGGTTGTTATAGTCTTCTGGTCACGATAACCAAAGTCGATTAGATCAGATACTATCAGAGCCACAGTATCATCGGTAGGCTCATCAAAGACTCCTAATAAATCGCCCTCTGCAAAGAAGCAGCCTGTTATCTGTTGATAGCCTTGGCCTAGGCCAGACTCGGTAAGGATAAACGCAAGCTGATTATTAGATGAATCTTCTCCAGAGATATAGATCTCTCCAGTTTGATTGTTCATAGAGATGATAATATCCTGTCCCACTAGATCAGCAAGATATTCCTTGTATCCTAATCGAGTAAGATTGAACTGTGAATCAATAGAGAACAAGTCGCCCTCAGGATCTATAAATACCTGACGTTTCTCATCTCCTCCTACAGCACCCCTCGATGCTAGACCAACCTTGCCTAATAGCTCCATACCAAATGATACAACAGGATCGGAGATCATAGGCATTACAGCCACACCATCGTCTCCGTATACAATGACGCCCTTACCCATTGGCTGCACGTTGAGGACACTACCTTGCCAAGGCATAGGCATGAATCCCATGTCGTTTCGCTTAAGCAAGTCCATGTAAAAACTATTTGAGTCGTCATAGCCAGCCTCTGCTAAAGGGCCTGCGATGGCACTTGCAGGTTGTAAGAGGTAAAGCATATCCCCACCAGCGATTGAACTCCAAGCAACGAAGTTATCTTGGATGTTATCGAGGTCAATATCAATTCGATAGTCTCTATTGTAGAGCCAAGTCTCCCAGAGTGCAAACCAGTCGTCTCCAAAGAGATTGGAGGGATCAAAACCACCTGTGATGAGTCTACCTCTATGCTCACATCCTGATTGAATCGCAACGTCATCTTGGACATAGACCTTCTCTGTCTCTCCGAACATAGTATGCTCAGCGGTCTTTATTACAGTTGTAGTTCCATTAAAGAGAACCCAGACGTTAAAAAAGTCAGCCATGTGCCACACTGCTGATCCGGTAATTGCCTTGACACTAGTCGGGTCAGCTAAATCATAAGTCGTCAACGCTGCAGCAGCTGTCCAGTTCGGGCTTGCCTCTGTAACAACTTGCACCGTAGTAGCAGACAATAAAAGTGTCGTACCTTTCCCTCGTACAAGTTGCGGGAACGGCCAAGTCCCAAACACGGACGCTGCAAAGGGATCTGTAACATCTCTTGTATCCCTTAAGCCCCAGGAGCGAGGCTTCATATACTTACATTGAGTAAGATAGTTTTGCCTACGACCTAGATTAGTCTGAGGTCTGAGACCCTTAGCAAAGGTCTCAACTACCCGTATCGTGTGCTCCTGCATCGCTTATTTCCTCTATAAACTCAGGTGAGAATGCTGGAACAACTGGCTGCTGAGAATCAAGCTTTGCTCGTTCCTCGGCCTTCTTGGTCCTTTTATCAGCATTGGCCTTTGCCTTATCTGCACGTTCCTTTACGAGCTTACTGCTTCTATAAGACCGATTTACAAAGCGCTTTTCTATATGGTTGCTCATCCTTTCATCTCCATTGTATCAGCTGTAGCAGCTTCGGCAACATCTCGATCTATGCCTATGAGCATCGGCTGAATCTTGTTGTTGTAATCATTCCAGCCTTGCGTATTGCGATAGTAGGATTCAAGGTGTCTCAAGGCTGCTAATACAGCAATGGTTTCATAGTTGATAGTCCAATAATTCTCATCAGTGTTAGATGAAAGAACCTTGGAGTGCCATAGAGCATAGACAAGAAGATTCACTGTGGTATAAGAGGTATCTACTACATGAGCGTCTCCGGTTGCTTCAGTAGTTGCTTCCCAGTATGTAGTATAACTTCCCCCGGTTATAGGAGTAGTATCGGCTGTAGATGTATGTGCTAATATACACTTATAATATAACGAGTCGCTTCCTTGTACCACACTTGATCCAGTAAGTACAGGAGGCATCCATATAATACCTTTAAGGTTCGCAGCTGAACCGCTAGCAGAGTTGACTGGATCTCTATGTATAACATTATTAGCCCATATATCAGGATTGCCTTGGGTAGTTCCATCAAGAGCTGGATAGGTTGCTACTAGCACATCATAGTTCTTAAAGCCCAACTGATATCTTTCACCGTCGGTTTCTTCTATCCATACCTGCTTAATAGTCCTAGCTCTTTGAAAAGTTGTAGAGAAATCTCCTGGAACTAGGGCCTCTTGATACCAGCCGGTTGCAGCCGAGACGTCTACTTCAAGATCTAAATCTATAATCCCACCATTAATATAAAAGTCTGCTCCTGCATCTGTATCATGATCGACTACAGTAGTAGTAGCTAAATCATACCTGCCACTCTTGGTAATAAACTCTTGTCTAACAGATAGAAGGCTCATAGCAACCTCATCAAATTTATTTTGATAAGGTGAGGGCCATCGCAGACCCCCACCTTATTGACAGGTTACTGAGTATTATCCAGCCCAATACTATTGAGGTACCCGCCCGTCTCCGGGAAGTGTATCTCAAGGCCTGCCTCAGTCAGGAACTCTTCCTGCTTACCATCAATACCTACGCCACCACCCTTCTTAAACGAATTGTCAGGGTAGAAGGAAGTATCGCTAACATACATCCAGCGAAGGTTCTTAGGCTCAAGAAGAACCATCGAGTGCCGGTTAGTTGCTTCGTAAGAGAACAGTGGATGAGTCTTCATTGTGATAGCACCGAACGGAGTTGTCCAGACTACCACATTAGAACCCCAGATGGTTTGCTGTGGGGTAAGACTCATCATACCACGATCCTTGACAAGGCGCTGAATACCTAACAGCGCCCCAGAGCCAACGAACGCCAGACGCTCATCTGAACCGAATCGGAAGATCTCTTCGAGATGCTCATCTAACCACTCATCTCCCATCTGCAGCCATGTCTTGCCTGCATAAGCCGCAGCCATATCAAGGGTATAGTCTTGAACCGTGCCGAATTCTTTAATGAAGGAAAGAACCCCACGTGTTGCTCTCTCAGGCTTACCGTTCGCTCCGGTGCCTGTGGAGAATAAAGTGCTCCATAAGAGTGCCTTCTCAATCTCAATGGAATGAAGTTCCAGCGTATCCTTCTTGATCTCCTTCTCAATATTCGGAGATGTACGAAGACGAGTCTCCATTAAAGTACGGGAGATGTCTGTCGAGTTACGCCAGATCTGTGTATAGTTCTCGAACTCCGTAGGCCCTTGCGTGATGGCCTCAGGTCGTGCAGCACCCTGAGCATTAATGTTACCAACGATCAAGACAACATCTGCATCAGAGAGATCGGTAGATGTAGTTGAGTTATCATCATCCTCTAAGAGAATGATTGAGATGACAGAACTTGCACCATTCTTAATAACGTTAGACACCTTACCAGTGGTATCTACATTATAGTCGCTGGCATCTCGCAGCAGCACCTGATGTCCTGCCCGGAACATGTTAGAATCTACTAAGGAAACCTTAGCATGCACCATGTCACCAGCAGAGGCACTACCAGATGTGTAAAGGGTTCCAAGACCTGCAGTGGTGTAAAGGGCCGTAGACGCTCGCTGGGAGGTCAGGGTCTTCGTCCACCAATGGAACCTATCGTGAGAGACTTTCTCCGACTTCATAAGAGCCGTGAGAGCTGTAAGAGGGGCTGACCCATTCGGGAACAGGCGGAGTATTCCCGCCCTCCAAGACTGGGGATCCTCGTTATCTACTAGGTCTGCAGTCGCTCGCAGTCCTACAAAATACGTGTCTGCCACTTGTTATTTCTCCTTCTTGTCAGGCGGAATATCTCCATAACGACCAATATAGCAGTCCCGATCATAAGTACCTGCTCGAACTGCAGCAAGCGCACCCTCCTGGGTAGAACGATCAAGTGCTACAACATCAGCTTTCTTTTTTCTAGGCACCTAAACCTCCTTACGACGGGTTGGCCGGAACAGCAAGACCACCAGATTCGTGCATGGTAGGAGATGCAGAATACACATCAGCCGTTAGTGCCACAGTTCCCCAATCAGTAAAGCCATGACGCGTGCATTTCCGAAAGAGAACCACTCCATTAGTAACGGTGCTTCCGATAACAACCGAAGCCTCTGCCGGTATAGCGTTTACACGCCAGACAGAGAAGTGGCAGTTATTAAAGATGATGTCTCTTGTAATAGCAGAGCCATCAGCCAGCTTGATAGCACCAGCGGTGGTACCTGCCGAACGCTGCTGTAGGAACTCACAATCGAAGAACCGATTACGAGCGCCTCCACCGTCTAAGAGAATAGACGCCCCAGCCAGGTCTTCCTTATCGAAGGTATCTGTGCCAAAGGTACATCCACGGAAAGTGTTCTCGTTACCTGTAAGCGTCAGGTCAAGATCAGCAATAGACGCCGAGGAAACTCCTACGCCTCCTATTAGGTGGCAGTTGTCAAAGGCATTACGCTCTCCAGAGACAGTAAGAACACCTGTTCCAGTAGTTCCCTCATTAATCATCTGAACATTACGGAACCAGTTGTTGCTACCACTGAGCGTAATTAGCTGAGCCAGGTCCTCCTCTGCTGTACTGATTCTAGATCGCAGAGACATCCTAGTAGGGGCTGCAATACCTTGAACAGTAATCCCCCACTTAGACCATGTGATCTCGTCACTGAAGATAGTGGTATTTGCAAGTGTAACTCCAGATGACATTACGCAGATACCATCACCTCGACCACTTGTGGTCTTGCCATATGCAGCAGCAAGTGTCAGCAACGGTGCAGAAGGATCCTGACCACTCCTATTATCTGTACTAGCCGTTGTGGCAGTTGTAAGAGGACGCACAAAGTACCACGTCCCATGAATGAAGGGAAGGGACTGTTCCAGATACCTTTGACTAGATACCCAGTCAGCCGCCTCTCGCATAGAGGAATATCCTTTGCTCATGATAAACCTCCTTAGCCAGTATTAGGTGCGCCTGCGTGAATGGTAAGCCATCTAACACCATCGCTTACAAGAACCGCACGCTCCTTGTTAGCATTAAGTGTGATCGTAGAGAAATCAGTATCATCTCCAAGATCATTGATGGTGAGATTGTCTGTAACGCCGCCGGCTATGTCATTGTAATAAATAGTATACATCATACCAGCTGCTAGTGATACCTTCGGAAGCGTTACTGCCAAAACTTTGCCACTGGTCATAGTAGCGATAACCGCTCGCATCGTCTCGTCCATAGCTAAGGTCGTGATTAAAGTAGAGCTAGTCACGAACTTAACAGAGTCACGAGGCGAGAGTCCTCGCTCCTGTGAAAAGCCAGCTTGTGTAGGTCCAGGAAGCATAGAGATTTTCTCCTTTATTGACGTGTAATTTCAACTACGACTTGTGCTGCTACAGCATTGGTACAACCATCTGATGTATCTAACCATATTGCCTCTCCGCCAACAACTGAATTATTAGTTACAGAGTAAGGAATAGCACCTGTCTCGAATACAGCACCTGCTGCCGCAGCATCAGTGATAGTGATGTTGTATCCGCTAAGGGCTCCCGTTTCTGTTACTAAATTCATTGCTCCACCGGATGCGCCGACAGCAGCTTGGCACACAAGGGTAGCTCGTGATATAAACCCATCTCCATTGGTGGGAATCACAGCGTAACCTCCTACTGCCACAGCCTGCAAATCAGCAATGTTAATAGTTAGAACATACTTAGTACCAAATGTTCCAGTTAATGAGCCAAGAACAGTCAAATCTCCATCAATGACTGTATCAGCGTTGATAGTAGTAGTACCATAGACCACTAAGTCTTCTGATACTTCCATAGGTTTTGCTATAATAGTTGCACTATCAGTAGTGACAATGCCGGCTCTAGCAAGTTCTCCTTCGATAGGCATATTAATCTCCTAAGCAGGGCCCTTTCTTCGAGTAGGGGCAGTAGTGTAGTAAAGCTCAAAAACTAATGAAACTTTACTATTATTATTATCAAAGGCAGAGTTAAGTATATCCAACGTAGCATTAGCAGGCACACCATAATCAGTTACTACTGTCAATGATCCAGTACTTTCATTCACAGTTCCAGCAGTGGCTGCATGGGCTATAGTTAATGTATGATACCATAGTCCCTCATAGGAAATACTTATATCATTAGGCACAGTACTATCAGTAGTCCCATGCAGCACACTCCACACGCTATTAATATAAGTACTACGAGGAAGTGTTAGGTGTAGAGTAGCTAGTGCTCCTAAACTTGGTATCTCGAATGTTACATAATCATAGTAGCTTACAGTCTTCTTCAGTTGATATATATAACCAGTAGTAACAGTAAGATCCCCATTTAGCTTGACATCACCATTAAAAACCCCAGATTTTGCTACAGTAAGAGGTTCTCTAACAGTAAGATCTCTTGTAAAGAGTATCCTATTATTACTAGCCCTAATACCATTTGAAGCTAAACTTCCCATTTAGATACCCTCCAGCTCCTTTATCTCTGAAGCTAACTTATTGGGCTTACTCGGTGTTTGCCTTGACCCCCCGGCCTTAAGGTTAGGGGCCTTAGACTGACGACTTCTTCCTTTTCCTTTTCCCATGCCCAGGCGCTTACGCACCTCAGGACCTAGATGCTTGTCGAGGATTTCCTGAGTATCCGTGCCGGGATTAGCGGCTACCATCTCGTTAAAGACAAAGGCAGCGAACTTCCGTTGAGGCATCAGGTCCTGGTTGGCTCTAAAGAACTCATTAGCCATAAGGTTCTCTGCTACTTGGCGCTTAACGATAGTATCTATCGTCCCTGGCAGAGACTTGTTAGTATGCTCCGCTATGATAAGTACAGCCTTTTCCAGTACCTGCTCAAGGACCTCATTAAGCCCTTCGCGGCTGCCAGTGGCCTTATCAAATGCTGCATCATCAGCAATGAAGTCTTCAAGATCATCCAACACAGAGGACATTTCATCTTCACCCTTTGTGTCTAACTCCCCTGACTGCCCTGTTAGGTTAGTTACAGTACTAGTAAGCATGTCAATCTGAGCCTGCATACCACGCTCACGAGGGGTCATCTGGTCTTCTGCTTCAGTCTCCTCGTCCACTTCTTGTGTTTCAGTATCTTTCTCCTCATCATCTTGTTCACTAGAAACCTCTTCCGTTTCTTCCTCGTCAACTTCAAGATTCTCGACATTAAGATCGTCAGACATTTTGATCACCTTTCTGTATTGTTACTTCTGCGTCCTGCGATAAAGTGTCTGGGAGTTCAAGGGCAGTGCGCAGGGAGTATATCTCACCTTGCACATGAGAGATCTCATTTCGATCTATGTCCTCTCCCATTATTTCAAGTTTATCCCTGGCAGTGGATATTCGCTCTTTTAGAGCATTTACCATCGCCCGCCACACAGGATGCTTCTTGAAATCTTCTACTTCACCTGGCGTAATGACTATATCATCCATTACGCAGCTCCTTCCGCTGGTATAAGGTTTCCTTTCTGCACTTCTCTTTCTAACTCTTCATCGGGTAACACCTTTTGCTGCACACCGTTTGGGTTTAAGATAAACTGTTGTATATCGTTCTCTCCATTCATTCTAGCCCAGCGAGAGAACATACCTACTACATTGAACTTCGTCCATAGTTCAGGCTGCGAAAGCACCATCTGCAGCATAGATAACCAGCCACGGGCATCTCCTGCTCTAGGATGTGATCCATCAGAAGGAGTTACATCATAGTTAATCAGGAGATCAAATGGAGAGACAGGAACACGTGAGACGTCTCCATACTCACCTGCTAAGACCTGCTCATAGTCACCAATGATCTTTACATATGTATCCATCTCCATAAACTGTTGTGTCTGTGAAGCAACCATATGGGCTAGAGGTGTAAGAGCCTGCATACCTGCAATCTTCGCGTGCTTCTCTAACCTGGAAAGTGCAGCGCCCTGAGAACCTTGGAACTCTGTAGCACTTATATCGGCTGAGCTACTACGCAAGTTGCCTCTTACGGTATCTTCGGCTCCAGTCATCTGATCTATCAAGGCCATGAGCTTGACGCTTTCGTCTATATTACCTGCAGTTACATCGCTGACCTTGAGCTGCTCAATCGCATCTTTGATACCATGCCCCCAGGCTTTCTTGCGCAACCTAATTAACTTGCCAGGCCCTGGGTTCATTACATCGAGGAGATTAACACGTTCAGGATCTACTACAAACATATCATGGATTGACTTGCGCTGATTCGCCACCATAGCGTTATATAAGAAGTCAATAAACTCATGCATGCCTTGTACGTATTCAAGCATAGATACCGGAGTATTGCCATGACCATCGAAGTTTGGAGCGCATACCACTACAGGGAACATATTGTGATCTAGGTTTAATGGAGCCATATGAGTTATAATAGCGTCACCTGAGAGGCGGAAAGACCACTTCTCTGGATAAACACGATTACCTATACCCCACTCGGCTGGTATAAGATTAACGCACATGTAGATGTTATCTACTGCTCTAGTGTTACCAAAGCCTTCGCCTACAGACCTGACAGAGTCTTTATCACGAGCAGACTGGTCTAGGAATAATACGCTTTTTCCATCAAAGCCCTTAAGATACTGCACGTTAAACATAGAGTCATCAGTACGCTCTTCCGCAAGCATACTCATCAGATTGTCTCTAACTATCCAGCCTACATACTCACCTTTCTGTACATCATTGATAGGTACAGAAGGATCAGGCAGATACATATAAGGATCTATCGGGGTAAGCTCGTTGCCTTCAAACTGTACATATTCCTCACGAGCCTCGGCTAGACCTGGCAGGCTAAGAATCTTTCCTCTTAGAGTAGACAAGAAACTTCTCTGCTTCGCTACCCTCCTAAAGCCGAGTCTCTTAGTCCATGTAGGAACCATAGCACCAAAGCCATAGGTGAGCTCATCACGTAGCATAGTATAGATCGCCAAGGTTCCGCCTGATCTAGCCATCTGTACATTAACTATCTGCTGAAGCAACGCTGCTCCAATAACATCTTCAGGTCCTACACCTTCATAGCGGAATATAGGGTCTACTGCTAGGGCCTCAACCATATAGGTAAGCAGAACCTCTAGCGTAGCAAAGGATATAGGAACTACCGTTGAGACAGGCTTGCGGACATCTGCTTCCTGAAGGTCCAGCTCTTTTTGATCTAATGGTATAAAGACGGTAAGTTTCTTATCTATCTTATTCCACATCTCAAACTTGTTAGACAACACATCTCGGCTAGCGTTTGCCCGCTCTATGAGCAACGCTACTAGTCGTTGATGCAGCGTGCTGTCAGGTCGCAGGTTCAGGCCATTAGTGTACTTGTAATGAAAGCTGTCAAGTACACTAATAGGTACAGACCTGGCAGGATTTGGATTCAACAGATGAGGCATTATATCTCCTACCTTATCAAAATAAATTTGATAAGATCAACACATTGAAGGTAGGGCTAAAGGAGCATCATAATCAATCTCTCTATATTCAGCCTCTATATCTACTTCCTGATCTTCTTGAGGAGTAAAGAATCTTTCTCCATCATCCATAACATAGATGATACCAGCAACTGCGTCGATAGCGTCCCAGCGTTTGGGCCTAGGCCACATGAGAAGGTATTCTTCTAACCTACCGCAAGCAGTAGGGTTGTGCAATACATGGCCTTGACGATACAAAGGTACAAGACCGTCACTGCGTTTGGCTCCGGTCTTTCCTTGCCGTGGTTTTACTTCGATTAAAATGTAATGCACGCCACGCTTTTCCATCTCAGATCGTAACGGCTGCATTATGTATTCATTTAAGCCGGTTACTTCAGGTGCTATTATGATCGCATTAAGGCGTTCAGCCATTGCAAAGGCTTCATCATAGAGTTCATCAGGGTAGAACTTTCCTTCTACAATCTCTCTAACGTAGAGAGTATTAGTCATTGTATTAAAGCTTACACCTGCGACTGCAGTATTAGCACTGCCAGTTGCCAAGGTCCTAGCCGGGTCTAGAAGTATGGCAGTTTCAACGTTTCTATCGTTGTTGAGTGTGTATTCTGTCTCGGTATATGATTTAAAGTACTCTGGCTTAAATCCCCTGCTCTCGATCGCGATGGGCAGGTTGCGGTACTCTCTGTAGAACGTATCGAGATCACCAGCTGTCTTATACTCCTCTTTAAGCTTTGCACAGTCTTCATCCGAGAAGCGTTCGGGCCAGTTTGACTTATTGTTTGCATCACAATGCTCCAGTCTTATTGTACTCCACCCAGGGAACTTATCTGGATCTAAAAGGTTCGACAGCAGTGAGTCCTCATGAAGAATTGTACCTACTACAATAATTCTCCAGTTAGGATCATCCAACCTAACTGAGTTTTTCAACGCAGAGAAGAACCACTTCATCAACTTCTTTCTCTGCTCTTCACTTTCAACATGCTCATCATCCTCAAGATCATCCACGACAAATAGGTCAGGACGATGTCCTCGAAAGAGCCCGCCACGAACCTGCTGCCTTGCTCCCCTAGGTTTTACCTTAATCCCATTAGACGTGACCCATTCTAATGTAGAGAAAGGATCTTTTAATGGCCCCTCATTCTTGGTCGTGATTGAACCAAAGGTATTAACAATCATCTCATTTGTTAATAATGCAGCCTTGGTATTCTCTGAAAACTCCGTGGCCGAGGCTCCAGTAGAGGAGATAGGAATAATATAGTTTCGGTTGTGAAACACTATTTCCCTTGTAATAAAGGCTTGATTAACAATAGAAGTCTTTCCCCACCCACGAGGCATGGCAATAGCAACCTTTTGCTTTGCTGGGTCGTCTAAGAGCTCAAAAAGCTGGTCATGGCCCTTAGAGAACTCACAGTCAAAGATATCCGATTGGAATACCTGACAGAAAGCCTTTGTAGAACGGCAGCAGGTTTCTAAGATCTCAACGATCTCAGGATCTAGGCCCTCTGGTATGTGAGGATTAGGAGTCATTATTCAGCCAGGTACTGATACCCTATGCCTCCTGTAGACGTTGAGATGATCAAAATCAACTCATCGGCGATTGTATCACCTGTGGGGGTAATATCTGTAGCTGCTGACACAAACGGAGGGCCTGCAGCTCCTAATGTCTTGTTAATTGTATCACCCACGTCAGCAACTGACTGGTCTATCAGTACCCTTCTGGCTGCATCTGCAGACTCATTCAACCGAATCAGCTCCTGCATTAGGGACATAGCCCTATTGAGCAGAGTCCTTCGATCAGAGCACTTCATGGTAGTAACTGTAAAAGCCATTTCACCCTCCTTGCGAGATTAGCACTGTGTTTTCTACACATACAGAACCTTCTGGTATAGTCCGGAATACTCTCTGTAATGTCTCGATTATAAGAAGATCAAAACCAAACTGCTGTAAAGTATACTCCATGTAGGTTATCTTTTGGTAGCCGGGATCCGCCCGAACAGCTGCTATTGCCATAACAGAGAGTGGACTCCGAAGCTTCTCAAGGACTATATTTATATCATCTCCTGCAAAGTTTGTCCAAGGACACCTACGGCCAAAGGCTTCAAGAAGCATCTCGGCAGGGGTCTCCCTATTATTTTGGTAATCATCTACTATCTCTACAAAGCCGTTAGCCATGGAATAATCATGGAGGGCGTCCGGAGCATAAAAAGGATAGACAACAGACCGCGCACTTCCATTGACACCATTTGCTTCGATGGTTATAAGCATCAAAGGATACGTAGCCCTATTCCATGTGACCACTGTTCCGTCAAGGCTGGACTTCGTGCCTGATTCATTGAAGCCACCGAATGCTGTAATAGTATAATTAGTCGTCACTGGATTGAACGTGTCCCCTAACTGGAGCTCGTCTGATGCACTCAAATGTACCCCAGGCGGATCGTCTACATCCGTGTAGTCTCCCTCTGTCGGCTGAGAAATCGTCCCATCGGTCTCAGCAACCATAGAAACATTCTGATCGGTGTCAGGAGTAAGGGCTACAAAGGTTACATTACTGTTATGTGGCCACATATATAGGGTACTGCCATCCACAGTTGCTCCTACCCTTTTAAGCTGGTCAGTTGTACCTGTCCATCCAAGGGTCATGGTAGATGAAGAACGGGAGGAGATAGTTCCCACTAAATCAGCTGGTGCAGTTGCACTGGTAGTTGTAATCGGGTTTCCTGTAACCTTCTCCGTCGCTTCTCCACTTGAATTAATAGCCCTTACCCAAGGAGTTATCTGGGTATTTGCAGGAAGTTCCTCAATAAGAACAGTTGCAAAGGTTCCTGCTACAAAACCGGTTCTGCCAAGCTCATCTATTCCCCACTCATACTGGAAGCTTCCATCATGAGGACCTCCTGCTGTCCACTCTATATTCCTAGTCCAATCATCTCCAGTCACAGTAAACTCAACAGTGCCTGCTCCGGGCTTAAGGCACAGCTGATAAGTCCCTGTACCAGTTGTCACCTCAGCTGAGTCGGACTGTCCTGATTTATAGGCATAGACGCCTACGACGTAATTAAAGTGGTTCGCTGTAAGGCTGGAGTATCCATAGACCCTCAGGGACTTACTTCTTGAAGCCACTACATTACCATCTAAGGTAACCTTAAAGCCAGCTATCTGGCCTTGATTAGCAGGGCTAAAACCCCAAGCTATAGAAACAGCGGTTGAACCAAGACTTGTAATAGTTATACCTGTAGGTGCTGGAAGGGCCATTAGACATCCACTCCTGTATAGCCTATATTATGTTGGTGCACGGTTACACCTTCAGTACCACCAGCAGCGAGCGTCCTATCACCAGTGATGACAGAATCACCCTCATAGAATAAGGTCTCAGTATTCTCTCCATCAGGGCGAGTAAAATCCTTAGATATAACAAAAGGTGCTGAAACTCCTAGGTTGTCAAAATCGTCTGTGTCACCCAATTCTTCTGTGTAGGTTCCTTCCCTAATAGTTAACACAGAAGCCTGGGGATAAAACAGGCTATCAAGTTCTCGCTGCCTTATTACCCAATGGGTATCGGTTGTTTCCTCACCATAAGACAGGTAGGTCGTTCCAGCTTTTTCATACAGGCTGGGAAATAAAATCCCATTGAGCTTCTTATTAGCGCCTGTTATATAAGGATCAGCGATTGGCGAGTTCCCTGAACTCAAGTCAACTGAAGGAAGAGGATAGAGCGCCCAGTTCTCATTAAGACTGTCGGAGAAGGCCAGACCAAGGATACCTCCTAAGTCTAAGCCCGATAACAGCATAACGTATTGGGAAACCGGAGGGTTGTGCAACTCTATCCTCTCATTAGAGCCATCAGCGAGGAGCCCCGTGGCTGCTACCCACGTAACACCTATAATCTCAGCGCCGCCGTCGCCCAAGTTACCATCATGATGATACCTGTCATCAGCATCTGCAAAGTTAGCAAAGAATACGGTGTTGTCGATACTAGCGAATGCACCTGCACCAATCACAGTCGTAGCCCTTCCAGAGAAATTGCTGCTAAAGGAATATTCAGATAGAATCCTTAATCCTTTCAAATGAACAAAGGCATCAAAGGAGCTCCCGCCTTGATTATTCAAAACTGTAGTGTCGCCTCCATTAGAGCTATCAGGCGCTCCAGGCACGGGAATATAAAGCGTCTTGATCTTGTTGGCCCCAACCTGAGATTCACTCAGATATACGGAGAGGAAGCCTACTGTAGGATGATAAGACAAGCCCAGGATAATATCCTCATCCTTCCCTGGCTGCGTATAAGTATCAAGGGTCGGTGTTGCAGAGGTCACACCACCTACAGTAACCTTTGCCCGAACGTGTCGAGAACCCGCACCTGAATGATAAAGGTAGAGGCCCCATACTACATTGCCGCTTGAATCCCTACGCTCTATTAAGGTATTCTCACCAGCGCCTGTAGGATAACCAGTCAAGTGTAGGAGCATCTCGACTGTGAGAGGAGTAGACTGAAAGGCAAACAGTTCATCATCTCCAGCATTAGGATTGGCATAAATAGAGGAGCCCAAAAGGTGGAAGTAATACCAAAGGGCATTATCACTGGAAGGTTCAAGGATAGGAGCATCGCCGTTCAAGACGGTGTAGGTGCCGTTAAGGGTAGTAGATCGTGCTACACCTATCGTCTGGTGCCACTCATTATTTCCCCAATCTCCTGTCGCCGTGTAATATTTCCAGGAGGTAAAGAAAAGGTAGTAGTAACTATCTACAGCAACGTTATCAAAGACAAAGGGCTTGCCGACACCAGCACCCATCCAATCGGCTGTATCTACATTACCGGGATCGACAGCAGTACCTGAACCCCCTGTCCGAGCAGGAATAAGGATATCAACCTCGTTAGCCCACCGCCGCTTGAAAAAAACAGCTCGACCACGGTCTTGGACAAGGATGTTATTGCCACTAATTGTAGCGTTCTTGGAGCCCATTTAAGTAGTAATCTCCTTATCCAGCTCGACTATCCCACGCATCAACCTGGTAATGACAGCACCTAAGACAATCTCCAAATCATATACCGCGCGGACAAAGTTTAACGTAGTTGTATTAGCGCCTGTTATAGTAATAGTAATAGTACCTGCCACTCCACCATTTGTCAGAGTTATTGTAGGAGTACCTCCTGTAGACGTAGCTATTACCGTCCCTCCGACTTTATTCCTAATAGTCATACGTAAGGTATATGAGGTTAGGTCTACTAGATCTCCTGCAGAGTCACGATAGGTCACGACCTTAGAGAAAGTCGCTCCCTGTTCAATGGCTGCATCGTCTATGAAATCTACTCTAGCGGACATTATCTATCCTCGCTGCGCATAAAGGCCAAGATCTCTGCATTGACCAAGAGCAAAGAAGCATTGACCTTGCGCATCTCCTCTGCCTGCTTCTCTAGATAGCCAAGGCGAATATTGTGCCCGGCAATGTCCGACGAGTTAAGGTTCACCTTAGCTCCCATTGTAGCAGAGGTCACAGAGTAGGTGACTACAATAGATAGGAGCATTAGGAGAATAACAAATAGTTTCATCGCGCTCTTAGATCCTAAAACAATGCCTTGGTCTTGAGTTCGCCTACCATGTCTCTGCTCAGTCATTAGGTGAACCTTCCGTCAACCTCTTCAAGGACAGCTATGATTCGAGTGCCAATGGCTTCCAATTCATCGTTGGTAAGGGATTTGCCTCCAGG